ACCGGCGTGGCCGCGCTGCAATCTGGGCGGCGCTTCGTCGGAGTGGAGATCGAGCAGCGGCACTTCGACACCGCCTGCCGGCGCATCGAGGCGCTGGGGCTGTAGGGTCTGGGCGTGGCGTCGAACAAGAGCATCGAGGTAGAGGGCGCGGACGAGTTGCGCACCTCGCTGGCGCGCGCCGTCGGACGGATCAGTCGCCCGCGAGACCTGATGCAGGCGTTGGCCGACGTGCTCAAGGGAAACATCGAACGGCGCTTCGACTACAAGCGCGACCCGTCCGGTCACAAATGGGACGAGCTGCGTCCAGCGACGGTCGAACGCTATCGGCAAGAGGACACCGACGCCAAGACGGGCATCTACCGGCGCCGCGGCACGATCCTCGAGCGCACAGGGCGCATGCGCAGCAGCCTGGTCGCGGTTGGCGGCGACACCTGGGCGCAGGTTGGCATGGACCGGCTGACAGACGGTGGTCGCTGGTCGATCCCGCTGCTGCACGAGACCGGAACGAAGCGCATGGCGCGGCGCGGCATCTTCCTGGCCGATTGGCAGTCAGGCCGCCTGGGCGCCGAGGACGAGCGCGACCTGGAGGACGAGATCGTCGCGTTCCTGGACGATCTGTTCGGGCCGGGGTGAGGGCCGCGAGGGTGTTGGAGTGGGTCGCGCGCCGACATCAGAAGCCGGGGTCTGCGTCGTGGCCGTAGGTGTGCCGCGGTACTGGCGGGCGACCGACTGGCCGCGCCCTGCCGAGCTGCTGCACGAGGCGCTGCGCCTGCCGGAGCGACAGGCCGAACTTGGCGGCAGCCTGGGAGGCGGTGCGCCCCCCATCGGCAGCGAGCCACTTGGCGGCCCTTTCGGCCGCCGCTGTGGATGCGGCCGTCGCCGCGGGTGACGAGTTGCAATCCGGTTTGCATTGGCGCCGTCGCGCGTGTGCGGCAAAGTGCGCGGCATGCGCATCGCCGCCGCCCTGCTCGCCTCCGCACTGCCGCTGCTGGCCAACGGCCAGGCGCAGCTGCTGCCGGCTGGCGACTTCGCCGCGCGCGACGGCCGCCCCGGCGACGGCAAGATGTGGCGGCTGGACGATGCCGCCGGCGCCGCGCTGGCGCAGCGGCTGAACGCGGTCGCCGCGCGCACTCCGATCAGCATCGACTACGAGCACCAGACCCTGCTGGCGAAGTCGAACGGCCAGCCTGCACCGGCGGCAGGCTGGATCACCCGCGTCGATTGGGTGGCCGGCGAGGGCCTGTTCGCCCGGGTGGATTGGACCGAGCGCGCGCGCGGGCTGATCGCGGCCAACGAGTACCGCTACATCAGCCCCGTCATCTTGTACGACGCGCAGCACCGCGTCGTCGGGCTGCACAACGCCGCGCTGGTGAGCGTGCCGGCCATCGTGGGCATGCAGCCCGTGGTTGCCGCGCTCGCGGCACTGGCGCCGGAACCTGGACTCGCATCGTTGCAAACCGAGAAAGGCCTTCGAATGGAACTGACCGCCATCCTTTCGGCGCTGGCGCTGGCAGCCGACGCCACCGACGCGCAGATCACGGCACGCATCGGCGCCCTGACAGCGCTCGAGCAGCGCCCGTCCTTGCCGCAGGCTGTGGCCGCGGCGCTCGGCCTGGCTGACGGCGCCGACGAAGCGGCCGCGCTGGCGGCGCTGGCGCAGGTGCGCAGCTCGCCCGACGCGGCCACGCTGGCGCAGGTGACGGAGCTGCAGGGCCGCGTGGCAGCGCTGTCGGCGCAGATCGTCGAGCGCGACGTTGCCGAGCTGGTGGACGGCGCGATCGGCGGGCACAAGCTGGTGCCGGCGCAGCGCGATTGGGCGCTCGGCCTCGGGCGCACGGACTTCGCGGCGCTGCAGGCCTTCGTGGCCTGCGCGCCGGTGATCCCCGGCCTGGCCGGCCAGAGCGGCGGCGTTGACCGCGGCGGCAACGCCGGCGACGTTGGCCCGGCCGAGGTCGCGCGGCGCGCGCAGGCGTACCGCACGGCGCAGCTCGCCGCCGGCGTTGAAATCAGCACCGCCGCGGCGGTGGATGCCGTGCTGAGCGGCGCGGCGAAGTAACCACCACACGGAGACACCATGTCGAACCAGACCCTCACGAAGAACCTGATCGCCGAGGCGGGCATCGCCTCCTACCGCATCGTCAAGTTCGGCTCCACCGACGACTACGTGGTGCAGGGCGCCGCGGTCAGCGACTTGCTCATCGGCGTCGTCGAGACGGTGGCGCCTTCGGCCGGCGAACGCTGCGACGTTGTGATGGCCGGCATCGCCGAGGTTTCGATCGGCGGCAACGTCACGCGCGGGGCGCTGCTGACGAGCAACGGCAGCGGCCAGGGCGTGGCGGCAGCGCCGGCGGCCGGCGCGAACAACTCCGTGATCGGCCGCGCACTGATGAGCGGCCAGAGCGGCGACGTGATCCCGGTGCTGCTGGCGCCCGGCATCATGCAGGGCTGATGCCCCCCACCTACTGACCACCGGAGATTCACATGGCGACTCGCCCGTTCCCCATCGACGCGCGCATGACCGCGATCGCGCTGGCCTACCGTAACCCGGATGTGGCGCTGATCGCCGACCAGGTGCTGCCGCTGACGCCGACCGCGGCCGAGTTCAAGTGGCTGAAGTACGACCTGGCGCAGGGATTCTCGGTGCCCGATTTGAAGGTCGGCCGCAAGAGCTACCCGACAGAGGTCGAGTTCACCGCGACCGAGCAGACCGACCGGGTGGTGGACTACGCGCTGGACGACTTCATCCCGAACGAGGACATCGAGGCCGACAACCAGGGCGTGGACCCGCGCGGCACCGCCGTGGCGTACCAGACGCATTTGCTGAACCTGGCGCGCGAGATCCGCGCCGCCGCGTTGGTGTTCAACACCAACAGCTACGCCGTCGGCAACCAGGTGGCGCTGAGCGCCGGCAGCCAGTGGAACGAGTCGGGCGCGGACCCGGTGGCGGCGATCAGCGATGCGCTGGACGTCCCGATCTACCGGCCGAACATCGCCGTGTTCGGCCAGGCCGCCTGGACCAAGACGCGCCGGCACCCGAAGTTGGTGCAGGCGATCAAGGGCACGGCGCAGGGCGCCGGCTTGGTGAGCCGGCAGGAGTTCGCGGACTTCTTCGAGCTGTCCGATGTCTACGTCGGCGCGGGCTTCGTGAACTCGGCCAAGAAGGGCCAGACGGCCGCCACGTCGCGCGTGTGGGGCAAGCACGCCGCGTTCATCTACCGCGACCGCGCGGCGGGCCCGCAGGCGGGCGTGACCTTCGGGTTCACGGCGCAGTGGGGCGGCCGCACGGCGGGCTCGATCGCGGACGAGAAGCGCGGGTACAACGGCGGCGAGATCGTGCGCGTTGGCGAGCGCGTGAAGGAAGTGGTCTGCGCGACCGATCTGGGCTACTGGTTCCAGAACGCGGTGGCCTGACGGGAGCACAAACGTGGCAACGAGCAAGCGCAAGGCCGCCGCGGCGGCCGCAGATGGCGGCCTGCCGGCGTACCGGGTGCTGAGGAACCTGGAGCACGACCACATCCGCTACGCGATCGGCGATACGGTGCACCTGGACGACGACGACGCCGGTCCGCTGCTGGAAGCTGGCGTTGTGGCGCCGGCCGACGCCGAGCAGTAGCGCCACGCGCCGGGGGCAGCCGCGATGAGCATCGCCGCCTACGTGGAGCCGCAGGCGCTGGTCGACGAGTTCGGCGAGGCCGAGCTGACCGAGCTGACCGACGTCGGCACGCCGCGCGCGGGCGAGGTGGACTACACGGTGGCGCAGCGCACCTGCGACCGCGCCAATGTGGAGATCGCCGCTGCGCTGAGCGCGCGCTACCCGGTGCCGCTGGCGCATGTGCCCGAGGTGCTGCGCTACATCGGGCTGGACCTGGCGCACTACTACCTCTACCAGACCGAGCCGCCGAGCTGGGTGCAGGCGCGCTTCGACGCCGCACGCAAGACGCTGCGCGACATCCAGACCGGCGCGCTGCCGCTTGGCGTGGACGCCACAGGCGCGGCGGCTGCCGAGCCTGCGCGCGACCTGCCGCTGTTCGAGCGCGGCGGCAAGGCCTTCGGGCGCGAGGCGCTGTGAATGGCCGGCGAGATCGATGAGCTGTGGGACGCCAATGCGCTGTGGCCGGGGGCGGTGATTCGCGAGCGGCTCGAGGCGATGGTGCCCGACCTGCGCCGCGTGATGACGGTGGACGAGTTCGACCCGAGCCTGACGCACCCGCGCCAGCTGCCGGCGGCGATCGTGATGCTCGACGCGCTGCGGCCGGACGTGCGTACGAACGTCTACACCCGCCCGCTGAACTGCGACCAGGATTGGCTGGTGGCGGTGGCCGTGCGCAGCGCACGGCCCGACGCCGACGGCGCTGCGGCGAAGGCCGGCGTGCTGCTGCCACGGGTGGTGGCCGCGTTGCATGGCTACGTGCCGCCAGGCGCGAAGCGTGGCTTTGTCTGGCGCGCCGGCCCGAATCCGAGCTACGGCGCCGATGTGAGCTACTACCCGTTGATGTTCACCTTGCAGGGCGTGATGGGCGCGTGAGCGGCCACACTCTGCACTGACCCAGAAGGAGATCCCTTATGCCTACGGCCGAGAACGCGAAGCTGCAATACGAGGGCGGCCAGTCGGTGGCGGCGATGGCGGCGCTGACTGCCGGCGCCGACCGCATCAAGTTCGTCAGCGCGGCCACGCTGTGGAGCCAGCGCAGCGGCTACGCGCCGGTGGTGCGACCGAACGGGCTGCTGACCGGCGGCGCGGTCAGCACGCATGCGAGCGTCAACACGGTTACCGTCGCGGCGTTGACGACGAACCTGAACGGCGTGGTGGCGGCGGTGGGCGCGGCTACGCCGACGATCACGCGGCCTTCTGCCAACGTGTCGAAGGTGTGCAGCATCACGGTCGACGCGTCTGCCTCGGTGGTGGTGGTGGCGGGCACGGACGGCGCCAGCGCAGCCTTCAGCGAGTCGCGCGGCGCCGCCGGCGGGCCGCCGCTGATCCCCGTGGACTCGGTCGAGATCGCGCAGGTGCGCATGACCACCAGCGCGTCCGCGGCGGTGGCCGCGAGCGAGATCTACCAGGTAGTGGGGCTGCACCAGGAGCGCGCCGACTTCCCGCTGTACACGGTTGGCTACGACAGCGGCACGGTGTCGTTCCTGGCTGCACTGGATGCGATCCACACCGGGCCGGCGCCGAAGAAGGTGTTCGCCAGCTACGCGTCGCCCATCTTCGCCGACGTGGCGCTGGCGAGCGACTTCGTTCCTCCGGAGACGACGCACAGCGTGAGCAGCACGCCGATCTACGGCACCACGCTTGGCAGCGCATCGAGCACGCTCGGGCAGGGCGCGTTCGTCGCGTACCTGAACGATGGCGTCAGCGATGCGCTCGTTTCGCTGAAGAACCAGATCTTGTGGTTCAAATTTTTCCCCGACCGCTACGCGAGCCCGTACCTGCTGACGCAGGGCAAGCTCGGGATTTCGCGCACGTTCCCCGCTGGCGATTCGATCCAGGCGGCATGTACGATTTCGTCGTCGGCCGCCGCGCGTGAAGTGACGAGCTGACCGGCCGCCGACCGATCCCCTCCCCTGCCGGCCGCATGCCGGCCTTCCGGCCCCGGCGCAGCGCGGCACACGCAGCGACCCGGGGCCGTTTTTTACGAGGATGCAAATGGCTTTCAACGCGGAGAAGTTCGCCCAGGCCGCCTTCCGGCCGCGCACCGAAACGCTCGACCTGCCGGCGCTGGCGCCCTTCTTTGACGCCGGCGAGGCGCCGCGGTGGACCGTGCGCGGGCTGACGGCATCGGAGTTCGCGCGCGCGCAGGATGCGGAGAAGCGCAACAGCTCGATCGACATGCTGATGGGCGCGCTGGCCGCGGCGCAAAGCAAGGGCGAGGCGGTGGATGCGGCGCGAAAGGCGCTCGGGCTGAGCAGCGCGAACACGCCGGGCGAGGTGGCGAAGCGGCTGGAAATGCTGGTGGCCGGATCGGTGGAGCCGGCGGTGACGATGGAGATAGCGGTGCTGCTGGCCGAGCGCTTCGCGATCGATTTCTACGTCATCACCAACAAGATTGTCGAGCTGACCGGGCAGGGCTTCGACCTCCCAAAGCCCGACGCCGCCTCGCCGACGACAGCGGATTGCGCCTGACGATGAAGCTGATCGAGCAGCGCGGCGGCTTCCTGCACCAGCACCGGCCGGACGTGATCCCGCAGGGGTACGTGACGGCGGACGAGCTGTCTCTGTGGGTGGCGTACTACGAGGCGCAGGCCGATCAGCAGCGGCGCGAAGGGGGGCGGTAGGTGGCGGACCTGAACAAGACCGTCGGCATCGTCTTCAAGGCGACTGACAACGCTACCGCGGTGACGGCCAAGCTGGCCGAAACGGTGCGCACGGTGGGCGAGGCGGCGAGCGGATCTGCCGCCGGGGTGAACACGGCCGCGGCCGCGACGCAGAACCTCGGCAGCAAGCAGCACGAGGCGGTGCTGCAGCTCGAGAAGACGCAGACGCAGGTGGCTGCGCTGAAGATCGCCTACGGGCAACTGACGGGCAACACCGAGGCCGTGGCGCAGGGGCAGGAGCTGCTGACGAAGAAGTTCGCCTACACCGGAACCGAGCAGGAACGCCTGCTGCTGGCGACCGGGAAGCTGAGCGCGGAGAACGATCTGGCTCGAGCCAAGGCGGCGCAGCTCGGCGACGAGCTCGAGCGCGGCGGCAGCAAGGCGGCGATGCTGACGACCGCCTTCAAGGCGCTGGCCGCGTCTGTGGTGGTCAAAGAGTTCATCGACGCCAACGTAGAGGCCGAGAAGTTCCGGCTCGGCATGACGCAGATCGTGGGCAGCACCGAGGGCGCGAAGAAGGAATTTGACTACGTGCGCGACCTGGCGAACAAGCTGGGAATCAGCGTCAAAGATGCGGCCGAGGGCTTCCTCACGTTCAGCGCAGCGACGAAGGGCAGCGCATTCGAGGGCGAGAAAACCAAGGTCATCTTCGAGGCGGTGGCTGGCACGATGGCGTCGTTGGGTCGCAGCAGCGCAGAGACCAACGGGATCATGGTGCAGCTCGCCCAGGGCATCAGCAAGGGAAAGTTCGAGCTGGAGGACCTGAAGTCGATTGCCGAGCGCATGCCTGGCTACTTCAACAACTTCGCATCGTCCCTTGGCATCAGCACCGGCGAGCTGTACAAGATGATCAGCGCCGGGCAGATCGGCGGAGCCGAGTTCCTGAAGTTCGCTGAGCAGCTCAACGCTGGGCTCGCGTCGGTCGAGTTCAACACCTTCGAGCAAAATCTGGCGCGCCTGAAGAACGCGGTGAACGATGCGTTTGTGCAGCTCGGCGACGCGGGCGTGATGGACGGGCTGACGAAGGGGCTGCAGGTCGTCACGGCGTCGTTGGTTGGGGCGGTTTCTGGCTTCAGGCTTTTGGGCGAGGTGACGGGAGCCGTGGCCGGCGCGGTGGTGTCGCGCGACTTCTCGATGCTTGGCGACGCGATCGACGCGGCGATGAACAAGGCGGCCGACAGCACGCGCGGCGCGCGCGACGCGATGCTTGGCTATCACGACGAGGCAAAGCGCACGGCTGCGACGGCTGGCGACGCGTTGGGCGGGACAAATCAGTCCGCCGCAGAGACTGCGCGCCTGCTGCGCGAGAACAAGAGCGAGTCCGACAAACTGGCCGACAGCCTGAAGGCGCTCGGCATCAAGCCCGAGCAGATCAAGCAGCCGCTGGGAGAGGTCCTCAACGCCTTCGAGGATCTGGCGAATAACCCTGCCGTGTCTGGCGCGCAGATCCTGGCCGGGCTGAAGGTGGCGTTGAAGGACGCCGGGACGATCGACGACATCAGCAAGATAGGCGGCGCGCTGACGACGGCCTTCGTCAACGGCCGCTTGAGCGCGGACGAGTTCGGCACGGCGACGGTGGCGCTTGGCGACAAGCAGGGCAAGCTGCAGGCCGCGCTGGACAAGGCCAGCGGCTCGGCCAAGGCCCAGGCCGACGAGCTGAAGAAGAGCGAGGAAGCCGCGCGCAAGGCCGAAGAGCGCGCGCAGAAGTACGCGATCGAGATGGAGAAGATCGCGTCGAACGAGCGAATCAAGCTGGTCGAGGCGCGCGTGCAGCTCAACGTGGCCGACGTGCAGGAACAGACCAAGCGCATCCAGGCTGCGTTCGATTCGCTCAACACGACGATCAACTCGACCGGTGACGTCATCGGCAAGGCGATGGGTGCGCTTGGCGACTTGACGCCGAACACCGACAATTTCCGCTTGGTGGCCGAGCAGCTGAACCAGGAGAACATGCGCCGCGACAAGGCGCTCGAAATGCAGCGCGAGCTGACGGCCGCGCAGATCGAGCACATGCGCGCGCAGACGCAATCGCTCGCGCGCGGCGATGCGTTGATCACGATCGACGGGGCCGGGCTGCAACCGCACCTCGAGGCGTTCATGTGGGAAATTTTGCGGACGATTCAAACCCGCGTGAATCGCGATGGAATGGCGATGCTGCTGGGGTTGCCATGACTGGACAGCTCGTCGCAATCTCTGCGCCGTCTGCTGACCCAGACGGGCATGTCTTTCTGCTGACCACGCATGATTCGGCGGCCGGAGAAGTGACGCGGCGCGCCAGCCGCATTGCGACTCTCGACGGCGGCGCCGTGATGTCTGATCAGGGATTCAGCGATGCGGATCGCAAGTTGGAGCTTCAATGGTCGCCGATCGACTCGGCTCAGACTGATGCGGTCGAACGACTGGTGCGCCTGTATGCGCTGGTGACGGTCGTTATCCCGGCCGGCGTCTTCCGCGCTGCTCCGTCTGCGTACACCCCGCGCGCCGACAATGCGCAGCTTCAACTGTTGATCACCGAGCGCATATCCGCTTGATTCGAAGGATTCAGACATGCCAGCACCAGCAGCAGCCACATACGACGCGGCCAGCAAGATCGCCGCACACACCGCGTTCGTTGGGCTGCTAGACGATGACGGTACCGCACGCATCGCGATCAGGAATTCTGCCGACGGGCTGCTTGCAACCGTAGTGCTTGGGTCGCCTGCGGGCAGTGTGAACGGCACGACCGGACAGCTCACGCTCGCGCTGCCGGCTACGCCGCCGACTGCCACAGCGAGCGGAAACGCCGCCTACGCGGAAGTTACCAACGGGGCCGGCGTGGTACGCCTGGCGATGCCATGCGCCCAGGGCACTGTGGCTGTGCCCGGATACCTCGTGCTCAACGCGCTCAACATCGTGTCTGGCGCGCCGGTGCAGATCCTCACCGCAACGATCGGGTAACGCGCGATGGTTGCCCCGAAGATCTATCGATCCGACGACGCCAGCGCGCCCGTCATCAGCGGCACTGCTGGCAAGTTCGTAGACGCGCTGTCAGCAATCCTCGTGGACGGCTACGGCAGCAAGCCGGCGGCCGGTTGGACAAAGGAATTCACGGCGACCAACAAGGCCGTATTCCGGATGGGGGGCGCCGGTAACAAGCACTATCTGCGCGTTGACGACACCGGCGCGCAGATGGCGCGCTGCGTCGGCTACACGGCGATGACAGACGTCGACACCGGCGTCAACATGTGGCCGTCTTCTGGGTGGATATCGGGGGGCTACTACTTCCGCAAATCGACTGCTGCCTCTGCCGACGCCAGAGGATGGATCTGCTTCGCATCGTCGACCGCGTTCCTGTTCGTCGTGTGCGGGGACAACTCGTCGGCGTTTGCATCAAGCGGGGCCGACGCCATGCTGCTGTTCGGCGCGATCGAGTCGCGCATTGCCGGCGACGAGTACAACACGCTGATATGTGGCGCCACGGATTCGTCCACATCATCTACGTCTGCGACGAGCACACGCCAGCCGCTGCCGTATAGCGATACGAGTTACAGCGTCAACAAGATGCTGGCCGGCGACTACGCGCAAGGGGTTGCCGGCGGGCAGACATGTTTGTTCGGCGCGTCGAGCCCGTGGCAAGGCATGCAAATATCTGGTGACCCAAGCTACGGATCGGCTTACCCTGACCCGGCCACGCTTGGGCTCAACTTCTGCGCTATCGGGGTCATGGAAGGCGGCCGCGTCTTGCGCGGCTACTTGCGCGGCATCAACACGCTGCTGCACCCATTCAGCAGCATCGCCAATCGTGCCACGTTCGACGGGCGCGGCGCGATGAGCGGCAAGTCCTATCAGGTCCTGCGGATCGGCGGTAACGCCGCGATGGTCATCGAAACTTCTGGGGGCTGGTAGCGTGTCGGATTTGGGCTCGATCGGCGATGCCGCGGAGCAGCCGCGGAGCATCAATTACCGCATCGTTTCAGTTGTGCGGGCGCTGCCTAAATCTGTGTCTGGCGTGGTGTACGACGACACCAACGCCGCGACATCGCGGCTTGTGCGCGCGTACTGCCGCCGCGACGGAACGCTGCTGAGCGAGGTTTGGAGCGACCCTTCCGACGGCAGTTACACGCTGCCATGCTTGAATGAGGAAGTGCAGCGCGTCGTGCTCGACGATGATGCCGGCACGCTCCATAACGACCTGATCGACCGCATATTGCCGGGCTGATCCGGTGGCCTACATCAGACCCGATTTCGACGATGCAGATGCCTCGTGGGCCGGCGCATCTGCGTACACGCGCCCTGCGCACGGCTCCGCAGCCGCTACGTTCTACGCGGTCCCCATCGTCACGATCGAGGGGCTGCTGGTCGAGCCCGGCGGCCTTCCAAGCGCGCCGTCAATCGAAGGCGTCGTCTGGCGCGTCGGGGAGCTTGTTGAGCCTGGCGGCCTTCCGCTTGCGCCAATTGCGCTCGGGTTTTCGGGTTCGGCCGGATGGCTGTCGGCGCCTTCGCTGCTGGTCGCCGCGACTCTGTTCGGGACGGCCTCGCCGGTCGCGCGGCTGGCAGACCACGGGCTGCCGGCGCGACCTATGGTGCAGGCGTTCTTCGACCCTGGCCCGTATCTGGACGACGATGCGCCCGCGCAGTTCGTGATGGACATCTTCGTTGGCGACGACGCGATACGGGTGCCGATCAGCTCCTGGCAGGGCACGCTTCAAATCGGGGCGCAGTGCTATCTCTCGTGCGTCGTGCCGGCATGCGCGCGGTGGCTCGCGGCGATACAAGCCTCGTCTGCGTTCGCCGTGAGTCGCGCAGGCCGCTACCGCGACGGCAGCCCGGTCGAAGTGCTGTTCGCGCGCGCGCCGCTTGGCAGCGTCACGGTCGACCGCGGGCCGTTCGCGCACACGGCCAGCTTGAGCGGGTATTTCCCGGCCTATCCGGCCGCGCCAGCGCTGCCTGATCGGAGATTCGATCGCAAGTTGCGTGGGGTGCGCGGCATCAGTTCATTCGCCACCGGCACGCGCATCAGGTGCTCGATCGATTGGCTGCTGCGGCCCGGGCAGCTCGCCGTCTGGAATGACCTGGTGCTTCCTGTTTCGTACATCAACATCTACGCGACCGGGAACATCGCGTACATGGATGTCGGGCATCGCGTGGCGGCCTGATCGTGGGCTGGTGCCAGATCATCAGCAGCAACGGAGAGGGTCGCTTCACGGTGCGTCTGGATTTCGGCGAGTCCATGCGTGCCGCGATCATGTCGGCGCTGGAGCAACGCATCAGCGCATTGCAGCCACAGATGACAAAGGCGGATTTGGCGCTCACAGAGGCTGAGGAAGCACACGAGCAGTCGAAAGCGGTATTGGCCGCCTTGCTGGAGCAAATCGCGCAGTCCCCTCCTGAGCTGATAGAGCCCATGCGACGCGCCTACAGCCGTGATCTGCACAAGATGCAAGAACTTGTCGCCGAATTGCAGCAGCGCGAGCTGCGTCAGCGCACTATCGCCGACGAGATTGAGCTGCGAGGGCGCCAGATCGCGTATTGGCGGGACGAGGTGAAGTGCGTCGAAACGCGGGATGTCTGGTGCGCGGGTTACGTCGAGGAATCGAGCGGCTATCGGGCAACGATCGAGATCGATGGCGAAGCCGATCTGATCCTGCTTCATCCGAATAATCGGGCGTGGGTGCCGCGCGATGGCGAGCTTCGGGCACGTGCGCTGCTATCCCCCGAACAGGCGTACTGGAATGCCGCCGCATTGCCTGGATGGCAAAAGCATCGGCCAACATATCGATATGGGACCATCACAGACATAGACTGGGATGCGAACACGTGCTCGGTGAAGCTCGCCGATGCGAAGAGCAGCGTGCAACGGCTGGGCATCAACAAACACACCGTGTTGGATCGGTTGAGCACCAACTATGCCGGCGGCATGCGCACCTTCGGTGTCGATGACCGCGTGGTTGTCGAGTTCATCAATCAGGCATGGGAGCTTCCGCAGCTCATCGGATTCCTCGACAACCCACGACGGCCCCCACCGATACGCTGGCCATACTTCATCAACAAAAACATCTTCGGCAAGATCTACGAGCCGCTGTACGTGGATCTTGCGGCGCGTCCGCTGTTCGATTTGCGCGGTAATGTTGGGGTGCGTTACGAGGTGGTGGATGGAGAGTTGCCGCCAGGCCTATCGCTTGACCGCGATACATGCATCCTGAGCGGAACGCCTACCGATGTGGCAGCCATGTATCGCTACGTCACGATTCGGTGCTCGGATCGGTTTTTCGTTGCAGGCAAAAACCGCCGCTACGCCGACTCTGTACCGATGCTCATCGCAATCAACACGTGGGGATCTATCCACTACGTGACCAGTACGAACAACGGCGACGCATGGGGGCTGCATGATCCGCCACACCCGGTGGAGCTGGCGCTAGAGGGCGGTCCGGTTGGTGAAACGCGGACATGCGTCGCGCCGCCGCCCGGGCGTGGCATGCTGTGGTGCGGCTGGTCGGACGGGCATCCAGACCGCCAGCGACCGGCGGACACAATCCCACAATACGGCATTACCTTGACAGCGCACTACGTGATTCTGCCGTCGCGCGGCCAGAGCTCGCAGAAAATATCCTTGCGACCAGAAGCCCCTCGTTGGAATTGGACTCGGTCTATGGGGCGTAGTCCGTTGAGTGGTGTGGATTCTTGGTTTGACTCATCACTGGTTCCAGATTCCCCAACATGGGGCAAAGAAACCGGATGGGTTAATAATTTACCCCCCGAGTTCTGGCCTGATTTGCAATGGCCGTTTGCGTTGCTGCTAGGTGCGCGCCGTGCGATTGCCAGCTTCACATACGACGGCGGAGATGTAAATTACCCGTATTTGATGGTTGACGTATCCCCGCAGGAGTGATCTTGTGCGGCCCCACACCGTGTGAGGGGTGAACTGTGCGGCGATGCGCATGCTGGCTAGTTGTGCGTGCGCTTGCGGTGGCCGTTGCCTCTATGGCAAATTCCTTTCCCGTAGCGCAAGAAAAACATGGCTCGATTTATCGCGCTCGTGGCTGAGTTGTTTCGCGCGCGGCATTACCGGGCGCATCGCCGCTGCCAACCCGATCGTGATCGCGCGCAACCATCGCGTCGAGGAAGCGCTGGCCGCAGCGGTCGAGCACGACGACCTGGGCCCGATGCTGTGGGACGGCCACCCGGGGCGCGGCGAATCCCTGCCCGAAGGCATCGCCTGGCACGACGCCGAAGGCAACGCGGTGATCGACTACCGCG